TGTTCCTACTAACAAGAAGACAAGACAAGGTTCATCAAAGAACACGAGTTACTCTAGAAAGAGTAATTCATCACAAAAGAAAAAGTATCGGGGGCAAGGAAGAGGATGAGCGACGAACGAATGAACAAACATCCTGAGTTTCTACAAGAAACAATGTTTCAGGAGCATGGGACAAAGGTTCTAATTACCAACCCAAAATCAGATGCATATCTAGATGCATCAAAGAATACCTCTAAGGCTGATGCAGATAGAATTAAAGAAAAATACTCTCAATGGCAAGAGGATGTAGACCTAGACAATTGAATAATAAATAGGAGTGGTAAGACGCTCCTTTTTTAATGTCTGATTCTTTTGGTAGGGAAGTAAGTTCAAGAATAACTTTATCACAGAGAGTCAAGACTTATGTTGATGTTTCTTTGTCGTTCAATCCTTCTCCGATTACTAATGACATTACGTTATTAACGAATGAGAGAGCTATTAATAATTCGATTAAGAATATTATTATGTTTCTTCCGAGTGAAGTTCCTTTTGATTCTGATATAGGAAGTAACGCACAGAAGTATTTGTTTGATGTAGCTGATAGTGCAACTGCTGGATTGCTTTCTGGTGAGATTGAGAGAGCTATTCTATTCTGTGAACCAAGAGTAACTTTCTTTCCACCAAAACCAGAAGAGATAAGTTTATCACAATATCGTGGTAGTGATCCTGTTATTGTTGACAATCTATTCTTTCAAGATGACTTAGGAGTATTTGTTGAAGTACAACCTGATCAGAATAATTTTGCAGTAACAGTGAAATATCGTATTATCGGAAGTGAAAGAATTTTCAAGGTTCAAGAGATACTAACGCCTACAAGATAGGTTATAAATAATAGAAAGACGGGGAAAGACATTGTCCGGTGCTATTCAATTAACTGAGGTCGATTTTGAACAGATTAAATCTAATCTAGTCGATTATCTCAAAAGTACAAAGCAGTTTACTGATTTCGATTTCGCTGGGAGTAACTTACAAGTTATTCTCAATTTGATTGCATATCAGTCACAGTTGAATGCTTATTCAACAAATATGATTGCGAATGAAAGTTTTCTTTCATCTGCTACTCTTCGTAATAACGTGGTATCAAATGCACGATCGGTTGGTTATACACCAATTTCTGCTAGGTCGGCATCAAGTACAACTACATTCTCTTATACTTTAACTACAACTGACTTTCCTTCTGGATATCCTCTATTCCTAGAGCTTAGACCTGGAATGTTATGGTTGACAGGAAATGGTAAGAATAACTTTGTATTTAATATTGTCGATTCTCAGACGGCTCCAGTAAGTACTGGTGGCATTTGTACCTTCAGTAACATAGTTACTTACGAAGGAACTTATTTGACTGCTGAGTTTACTGTAGATAAGTCAAATTATAATCAAAAGTTCACTCTTCAGAATAGAGATATCGATTCTACTTCTATTAGAGTAGAGGTTCAACAAAATCCAAACGAAGAATACAACACTTTCTTTGAACAAGCTAACAACTTAGTTAAGGTTGGATCTGAAAGTAACATATATTGGCTTGAAGAAGTAAATGAAGAATATTATGAACTCACTTTTGGTGATGGATACTTCGGAAAAGCACTCAACGATGGAGCTAAGATCTTTGTCACTTACCTAGTCACTAATGGAGATTTAGCAAACGGTATCAACTCTCTTTCTAACTTCTCTTATACTGGAGATCTTTTTACTTCTAGTGGTGAAAAGATAACGATAAGTCCTGTTCTGACAGCTGCTACAGTTAGTACAGGTGGAGCAAACATCGAAAGCGTCAATTCTGTCAAATTCAATGCACCCAAATCTTATGCAGCACAAAACAGATGCGTTATCAGTCAAGATTATGAAACGATCATTCGTGAAATCTATCCTGCTGCTAGTGATATTTACGTTTATGGCGGTGAGGAGCTCTCGATTCCAGAATATGGGAGAGTTTTCATTGCCATCAAGCCAAACTCAGGAGAATCTCTCTCCACTCTGACTAAAAATTACATTAGTGAGTCATTAAATGACTACAGAATTGCCTCTCTTCAGATAGTTCTGATTGATCCAACAGTTCTTTATCTTGAATATGACACTGCAGTCTATTACAACGACAAAGCAACTATCAAAGATGCCTCTGGAATCGCTTCTGAAGTAAATAGAGCGATTTCGAGTTACTTTGTCTCTTCTGCAATTGATAAATTTGGAGGAGCAGCTCGGTATTCGAGAATTGTTGGTGCAATTGATGATTCAGATCCTGCAATTACCAGGAACACAACAGTTTTAAGAATGAGAAGAGACTTTTCTATCACTGCAAAGGCTCCGACTTCCTATGAAATCTGTTTTGAACAGGCGTTGAAGACTGACACAAGCAAATCTGTGATTTATTCCACAGGATTTCAACTTTTAGTAGATGGAGTCAACGATGGAAAGACTTATTTCTTTGAAGATGATACTAAAGGAAACATTTACTCGTTCTATTTGGACGAAACAAACACAAAAATTATCTCTAACTCAACATTTGGTACTGTTGATTACGTAAAAGGAGAGGTTATGATTGGATACACTACACCGGTTACTTTTGATAAGACTTCTCTTCCAAATTCTCTTATACAAATAAGAGCATTACCTCTTGGACAGGATGTTATAGCTAAACAATCAGTTTATCTTCAGTTGGATTCAACCGAATCTAAAATTGATGCAATTATCGACACTAATATCCTCAGCTCATGAATAAAAACACAATAATCTCTCCTTCTAGTCAAGTTAGAAGCACTTTACCAGATTTTATTAACGAAACTTACAAAGAGTTCGTTAAATTCATGACGTCTGCTGATCAAAGTGAAGAACGTATTGGTTTTTCACAAGATTTGCTTCAGAATCTTCAAAAATATAGAGATTTTGACACTTATAAGAAGAAAATTACTGAATATGGAATTCTTTCTGTCAATATTGATGTAGATTCTGATGAGTTGACACTAGAAAGTGGATATGGCTTCCCAGAAGAGAATGGAATTCTTTATATCAACGATGAAATCATACTTTATAGAGAAAAGGTAGGAAATGTCTTCACTGGACTCCAACGAGGAGCTTCTGGAACCGTCATTCTGCCTACTTTTGCCTACAAGGGCACATATCTTGACACTGTTTCAACAAAACATACGATTGGTTCCATTGTACAGAACCTTTCAGTGCTTTTCTTGGTATCTTTCCTTGAAACCATTTACAAATCGTATGCTCCTGATATTAATTCATCTAGAGTGAGTCGAGAAATCGACAGTATGACGTTTTTGGAGAATATTCGTGATTTCTTCCAATCAAAAGGCTCCAAGCTTGGTATCAAGGCACTCTTCAAGCTATTATTCGCAGAAAATGATGTAGATGTGAACTATCCTGGCGACAGGATGATTATTCCTTCGAAATCGACTTGGTCTGAGTCTCTCATCATGAGAACAGTTCCAATTCCGAGAAATTTAGTAGATCCGTACGTGAATTACGCGGTTCCCACTAAAATGCAGAACTCAGTGGTTCTTTTAAAGTCATATAATGAAGAAGGGACTCTTGCATCGTCTATTTGTGATTATGTTTCATCATATCCGTACGAAGATAACATTCAATACGAAATGTATCTCAATAAGGACAAAAATAGTGGAGAATTCTTACCTAATCCAGTAACTGAGCTTACAAGAGCGTCATATTTGACACTTACGTCAGTTACTGGAATTACTGACATTACAACTATCACTGTTGAGTCAACTTTAGGCTTTTCTAACTCTGGAGTGATTTTTATTGAACAGGAAGGCATTCAATACACTTCTAAGTCTCTAAATCAGTTCTTTGGTTGTAAGAGAGGACATATTGGCATTGAATCCGAGCACGAACTGGGTTCTAAGGTATATGGGCCCCTTTACATTGAAGCAAAGACTAACTTAGATAATATTGAGTACACGAGCTTCTCTTGGCCTCTAGGATTGGTTAAAGACGTTGATGTTGTCGATCCTGGGCTTCTACACAAGGAATCTGACGATGTTTACATCAACGGACCAGGTAGGATTGATCCTAGAGTGCCTGCACTCGGATCTTTCATCGAAAACTACGATGAGCAGTTAGTCAGTCAAGCACAGTTCGAACCAGAGCTCACTTTTGTTCAAAATTACACAGCCTCTGTTTCTGGAGTGTATTTTGACAAAGATTACGTATTTGTCGGTTCTAGTGGATTTCCATATTACACTATTGGACCTTTTAGTGATAATCAATCAATTGGATCAAATTTAAGTCCAAAAGACACAATTTATATTATTCCAAGAGAATTAAGAGAAAATACCAATATTTTAGATAAAGGAACAGATGAAATAGCAATTGCTGTCGATGGAGTTCCAATTTATAGTGAAGTGTCTCCTGCTGATCTAATACAGGGACAGATTAAGACATTTAACATTATTAACAGAGGATCTGGATATTTGAATCCAACCGTGTTATTAGATCCTCCTGCATCTATTGCAGAAGCCAGAGTTGTGAATGGACAGATAACACTCATCCTTCAGAAGACAACTGGTAATTTTAGAAGCACACCTGACGTCAGAATCACAAGTGGAGAAGGAGCTAGCTTCTATACTACCTTTGACAACTATGGCAGACTAATAGGAGTTGAAATCAACAATCCTGGTGAATATTACAAAGACGCTCCTAGTCTATCGGTTGTTGATAGTTCAGGTAGAGGTACAGGTGCATTGGTAAGTTGTACTGTTAATGGTGATGACATCATTAGTGTTACTATCGAACAACCTGGGATTGACTACAATCCTCTCACAACTACTATTGTTACTACTCCTATCGGACAAGGTGCTGTTGTTGAGGCAGTTGTTGAAAATTATAGGTTCAACAGATATTATTCGGTAGTTAATAATCCTAATTGGTCTTTTGACTCTGGAAATGGATTCCTGTGGGGTGATGAAGATAATGGAGTAAATTCTACTTTCGGTTATATCTGTGATCCTATTGCTCTCAGATATAAGTTAGGAGATACTGAAGGGCCTGGAACTAGAGGAGATCTACACTCGCCTATCATTGGTTGGGCATTTGATGGAAATCCCATCTATGGTCCTTGGGGTTGGACTAACGGTAAGAATGAGAGTGGCGGAGTAGAACTTCAGGTATCTGGTTATGTTTTAAGATCTGATAGATCCGCACTTGGATCTGAACCGCCGAATGTTGGACCTTTCAATGAAGAAGCGGATTCTTATCCGATGGGTAGTTTTATTGAAGACTACGATTATCAACCTCCTCCAGTTAGTGATATTCTTCTGACGACGGATGCTGCCGGTGATTTCCTTACCACCGAAACAGGATTAGATCTTAGTACTGATTCTAAGAATGTAGCAATCAATGTATTGGATACTAACAACGGTCGATTCTGTAACACTCCACAGTATCCAGAAGATCTTTATCCTGATGGTGTGTTCTGTTATTTTGTAACTATCAGTGAATCTGGAGTTCCTCAGTTTCCTTATATAATTGGAAATACCTTTAACAATAGACCCATCTCTCAGAAGATGAATGTTGTTTCTGATCAAATTTCTCCTGACTTCTTAAGAGGTCCAGTGTATTCTCCATCCAGTTATGATGATACACAACTTACATTCGACTTTACTAATGTTGAGAGATTCAGAAATGCATATCTAAGTGAAACTAAGAAAGATGTGGATCTGAAGATTGCTGATGTTACAAGTGGGCATCTTTCACAGATGATTGTTGAGAGCGGTTTGCCATCAACTACAAAGTGTGGAGATATTCTATACTTTGATGACACCGATCAAGAGGGCAGTGGAGCAGAAGGTAAAGTAGCTTTTGTTGATGGAGAAAACATTCTATATTCTCGTGGTTCTCTGGTATACACTTATCTGAAGTCACATAGACAGAAATTAGATCTCAGTTCATATAAAGGCAATCAATCATTTGTATTCGTTAGAGATACATTCATCCTTTGCTCATCAGGTGCTCTTGGACAAGTCGTAAGATGGAACACAGATGATTATACTCTTGAAGTAAGATGTCTCACCTATGACTTAATCAAGTATGGTGACACTTTCTATGACAACAGAGGATTATTTGTTGAACTTCCTCCTAGAGCAGATGAATCATTCTTCTTAAGAACCGGACAAAGAAACAATATAGGTGTATTGGGTGCTCTGACGAGACCTAATGGTATCGTGATTTCTTATGGTGCACCAGTTACTAAAGGAATTGGTGGAATAGATAACGAAGCAGGCGACCTCTGGTGGTCTATTAGAGTTGGACGACTCTTTGTTTGGTATGATGATGGAGACACCTCTCAGTGGGTTCAGACTCAACCAATGGGCACACAGCCTATTCTGGACACTGCCAGTGATACTAGTGCTGGTGTAAGTGATCCGACTTCTCCTTCTACTCTGACTGCAGGAAGTGATACGACTGTCACCATTTCAACAATGGCGCCTGATTCGAGAGCAGATGGAAGTCCAAACAGATTATGTGACTTGTGGTGGTCGAACTACACAGGTATTTTATACATCTGGTATTATGACATCTTAGGACCTAATCCAAATATAGGAATTGCTCAGTGGGTTATGGCAACTCCAACTGGTACTGTTCCTATGGATGGAGCACTGGATCAATTATATCCAGAGCTTTCTAATCCAGCAGTGACTAGAGGAAACATCTACACTTCTAATTTGACGTGTGTTATCTCTGATGTCGCTCCTCTTGCTCAGGCAGACGGTTCAGGACTAGAGTATGGTAACCTGTGGTGGTGTAGTGTTAATGGTAAGATGTATATCTACTGGGATGATGGAGATAGTGT